CGAATCCGCTCTATCCAATTCTAGCGCGTCCTTTATTCGCTCGTATCGGTTCATCTTTTGCCCTTTCGTACTGCTGAAAGTCTTGCTTGAATGCTCACGCCTATAGCGCTTATCTTGTTGCGCTCGTTTAGGGTTGTGTGCGTTTATGGTTGCTAGTGTTTTCATACCCCCAAAGATGTGGTTATCACTTTCTAATTTCCAAGTCTTTAACACTTTTTAACATTTACCCCTACCTCCCTTTTTCGCTATATGGAATCCTGCGCACGTACGCACACACGCACGCGAGAGAGCTCAATTAACGGTTGAGGTAAACAGCCTTAACTTATTGAATGTTAGCTACTTAGCATAAAATTAACATTCGTTAACAAGGTAACTCGTTGATTTTCAGTTAGTTAGCACTTCTCAGAAAAGTAAGGGTAAGGTACTAGCGAGGGTATAAAGTCGCTTAAAACGGCTTAAAATGCGTCGGTGTTAAAATATGTTAAAAGATTAAAATAGATTTGGAGTTTTGCCGTTTATGTTGTATGAGCAATTGTTAGTCTTGCCTAACAATTGTAATAAGGTTAGTCTAATAAAGTGTAAGCCCGTATGAGGGTATTCTTCGGCATGTATGTATTATAGGTGTGGTATTGTCACTACTTGAGATATAACACGTTACAAGATTCAGTTAATGCTCGACTATAAGTTAACGTACCTAAGCTGCTGAACTACAAGCAGTTACCAAAAAGCTAAAAAGTATGCGCAAAATGCGTCTAATATTGGGGTACGGGGTTTGATTTTTGCGTTTCAGTATCGTAATGCTACCGTCATATACTATGTATAATCCCCACCATATGTATTTCTGATCGTTTTTTACAGTCTACTACGTCATTTTCGCAGAAATCCGATGGTTCTAAGCCTATGTATTCATCACGCTATTTTTACTTTATAACCCATAACGCTGTGATTGTTAGCAAATTAGAGGCTGTCTCTTAAAGCTTTACTAGAGACTTGACTTTTTAAAAAATAGTTTATACCTTTACGGCATCGACAGTATAGCGATAAGCTGTTCAGATGGTTTTGTTGTATGTACTGAAGATTCATTTATAGTTTAAACGCAAGAATAGTTGTATGCGAGTAAAAAAGAAAGATCCTCCAAAAGTAGAGAACGATAATATGGCTATCATATATATGATGATGCAAGATGGTGCTAGCTATGGTGAGATCCAGAATTTTGCCAACAATGCTGGTAATAGAAAAAGCAACTACTCGTTTAATCAAAGAACAGGTGAGGTAGGTGTACAAGGAGAAGATGGTAAGTTTAGGAAATTAGATAAAAAAGCATTTGACTCTGCTTCTGGCGGACAATACCAAGGATTGTGGAACAGAAAGTAAAAAAAGAATCCATTCGTCGTGATAGTAAATAGATTTAGTAATGGTGGTAGCTTACAGAAAGATCCACCGAAAGGGTATAAGTACAATGAAGCAGGTGAGCTAGTACCTATAGACTTCGAAGAGTTTCACGAAGAGGGTGTTATAGACCTTGGTGATCTAATGCGAGGGGTGGCCAATGTGGAGAGTGCTGGTGGAGCGCTTATGGTGAACCCATATAGTTCGGCAACTGGGTTGTATGGTCAGCTATATAATGAGATAAAGGACCTACCGTTTATGCAGGGGGTGAGTAGAGATCAGTTCTCTAAGGATAAGGACCTGCAGAACAAAGTATTTATGATGAGATATGAAGGTGAGCTACCTAATATACCGTCATTGGAGAAGAATGCGTATGATCTGACAGAGGAATATGCGGAACAGCTTGGTGATAAGTTCGACTTTACGTTAGATGAGGTGGCTGCACTAAGTAACTTCTTAGGCCGTCAAGGTGTGAGGCAGTTCTTTGCTGCACTTAGAGATGGTAGAGATTATAAACCTCAAGGTGTAAACAAGCCTGTGATGGAATACCTAGATATATACAGACAGGGTAGAGATGCGAGTCAAGAAGAATAAGTTCGTAGCTGATAAGGTGCGCAAGATTATGGAGGAGGGTAAACCTATGAAGCAGGCTGTTGCTATTGCTCTTAGTATGTGGGAGAGACGTAAAAATAAATAGCTTATCTTTGCGTCATGCGCACAAAGTATAAGAAATATCAAAACGGTGGTTCGCTACCTGCTAAGTCAGGAAGACTTTCTTCGCAGGAACGTAGACGATTAAGACAGCTTAGAAGAGAACAAAGGGCTCAAGGGTTTAAAAGAAAGAGTGCAACAGGGCTGACATCTGCTGAAGCAGTAGAAAAGCAAAGACTAGAGAGAAGACGTAGAGAAAACGTAGGACAGGATGTTAAGAGAGGTGCTATTGCAGCAGGTGCTATTGGTGCAGCGGCTTTAGCGGCCCCTGCAGTTATCGGAGCTCTTGGAGGTGGTGCTGGTGCGGCTGGGACTGGAGCTGCGGCTACTACAGCGGCAGGAACTGGAGGAGGACTGCTAGCAAAAGGAGCTTCTTTAATAGAGAAAGGAAGTAAAGTTGCAGATGTAATCAATCAAGCTAAGAATACAGCTGATACAGCTGTTAAGTTTGTACCTAAGTCTTTACAACAGGCTGAACAACCAGAAAGCCTTATGAATACTATGGATGTTATTGGTGGCGACAAAAAGTTTGCTGATTTTGGATCTACACAGGTGGGTGACTATGCATTGCCAGCTGGTGGGGATGATGTACAAAGGCTATTAAGTGCTCTTGATGGCGCTCAAAGTTCTCCTGTCGCACCTGAAGGCGCTCCTGAACTACTTGAAAGCATTACTGCTGGTCCAATAGGATTACAAGACAGACTTACAAGCTCTAACCCTAGAGTTCAAGAAATGATGAATTCACAAATGGAGAGACTTGGTGCTCTCAAACCAGAGAGAGGTTTAGCTGGACTTGGTGAAGTATTCGCAACAGGAGGTAGAGTAAAGAAATATAAGAAGAAAAAGTAATGGCTACATTAAACGTAACTATATCAGAAGATCTAGTCCTTAATGGACAAACGATAGTAAGCAAGAACAGTGCATCATATACTGTTACTTCTATCGATCACAGAATTATTAAGTGTACCACTACAGAACAAACTGTTCTACTATTTAACAGCGCTGATGCTGCTGGTACAGTAAAGGATGCTACTCTTAAGTACCTACGCTTTACAAACTTAGACTCTACGAACTTCGTGATTGTAAGAGTAAAGGGTAATAACGAAGAGTACTTTGTAAAGGTTCCTGCTGGAGCGAGCTTCGTACTGTCTGACGGACAGATGGATGCTAATGCAACAGGCGGAGAAACAGTATCACTAGCTAACATAGATGAGATCTCTATAGATGCAGACACAGCTACTTGCGATGTAGAGATGTATGCAGCTTCAGACCCTTCATAACATAACAACATGGATATTAAAAGAAGAAAAAAACCAGACGTAAACGAATTACTTCAAGCTCTAGCAGAAGGTAAAGCTGGAAAGCTTGCTAGACTAGAGAACAGGGATAGACGACAGTTTAACAGAGAGCAGAACAAGCAGTTTAGAGAAAGCATGGATATCTACAATCAGCTTCACGATGCTGGACCTGATAGCTGGACTCCTGAACAGGCTGACTTTGTAAACCAAATGGATACATACCTTGATGATATGTACGGAGACAACAAGGCTAATAAGATGTCTGACGGCAGTGGTTCTAAACTCACTGGCAAAGATGTAGGTAAAGCTATTGGTGGTGGTTTAGGTATAGTTGGTTTAGGCATGGCAGCTGAGCAGATAGCTCGTGATAGATTGCAACCAGACAATCCATTTCGTCCAACTACTCTAGAGAGACTAAGAGAACTGCTAGGTAGAGACTAATGAGGTTTCTAAGGAGATATAATTCTGGTGGCGAGGTAGATCTTCCTAAAAAGAAGAAACTAGAAACTGTAAAAGATACTATTGCTTATACTGGTGATCGTCGTGGCGATAAGAAGTATGATGTAAATACTCTTTTAAGTATACTAAATTTCAGTAATTCACAGACTAAGTCTGCTCCAATGTTTGAGCTTCCAGAAGAAAAAGAGGCTCGAATAGCTGCAGAGCAATCAGTAAAGCCTATAGCTTATAAAGATAAGCAAGGTAACTATAAAGTCACGTACCGTGAAGACGCTGAATCTAAATACGAACCAGCTGTTAGTGTATCAGGTCTTAAAAAAGATTTTCTAGATAAGCTTTCAGGTCGTGATTTATCAGAAAAAGAAGCTGGAAGATTTAGAAAACTTATGATGGAGCCTGCTTTCCTAGACTACTTTATAGGTATACAAGAAACAGAACCAAAGGGAAGAAGCTTTAGAAGCGTTAACGTAGCCAAAAATGTGGGTAGAAAAAGTCAAAATATAGGTGCTGGAACTACAGGCGGCAAACCTGAAGGCGAAGGTATTATGAAAATAATTAACGGAGTGAAGTACTGGTGCACCGAAGAGGAGGGATGTAAAATAATGGCAGGGGCTAGATAAAAACTAACTAAGTACACCAATTGAAAAAAAACTACTTTAACACAAAGAAAAAAAGAAAAGATCATTCGAAAGAAGCAGAGCTAATAAGATTAAATAAATTAAAGAATGAAACTCGAAGTAATAAGAATCAACAAAGGAAAGGATTCCACTAACGGAATACTCTTCGACATAACTAATGATGAAAGAAGATTTCTTTGCTACACCTTGGAAGACGAAAGTCGCAAGGAAAAAGTTTACGGAGAAACTTGCATACCTGAAGGAGAGTATAATATCGGCTTTCGAACTGTGGGTGGATATCACGCCAAGTACAGTAAGAGATTTGCTGACATACATAAAGGTATGCTTCATGTCTTGGATGTCCCAGGCTTTGAATATATTCTTCTTCACTGCGGTAATACTGATGAGGACACTGCAGGGTGCTTACTACTGGGTGACACGCAAGAAAACAACAACATCAAAAAAAACGGTTTTATAGGGAAGAGCACAGCAGCATATATGAGAGTGTACCCACCGATTGCCGCAGCACTAGAAGCTGGTGAGGAGGTAACGATAGAGTACAGAGATCTAGCTGAGTGTTTACTTGTATCACCGATTCAACTAAAAGAATTTATACAAGGAGAATGTTAGGATTAGGAAACAGCATATCAACACTACCATACGTACAGAGCGCAGCACCGTATTCGAATACGAAGTCTTTAGATGGTGATTTATCGAATTCTAATGGTGTTAACACAAACTACGATCCACAGACTCTACTTAGAGGCTCTCACAGTTTCAGCATGTGGCTTAAGCCTGATGATGGAATACCCTCCCAAGCACAGATAGTATTTGGTGTTAATGCTGGATCTGCCGATTTTTCCTTCCTGAACATAACAACCGCAGGGATACTAACGATGTGGTTGTACTCAAACGGAACTGGAATTGGAAACATATCAATACCAAGCACTAACAGTGCGGTATTTTCTGATGGAGCTCAATCAGACTTCACGCACATTGCTATAGTGCAAGACTACAGTGGGTCTAACGTAGAGATCACCTTCTACGTAAACGGATCTGCTGCTGCTCACACCTATTTAGCAGGCTTTAAGGTGAGTGTAGCTAACGCAAATCAGTTTGCCTCTAGTGGAATAGAGATGGGTATTGATGGTACCTCTCTAAACACTGGAACTTGGGGTCTTTCTGGTGGATTCGATGGTTTAATTGATGAATTCGCTGCTTTCACTAAAGCCCTTTCCGCTAGTGAGGTGTCAGACATCTACAATAGCGGTACTCCGAAAGATGAAAGCGGCCATGACGGACTAGAGTTATACTACAGATTCGAAGACGATCTTACAGATACTGCTGGAACAAGTAACGGAAGCGCTCAGGGAACAGTTACATTCAGCTCAACAACACCTTAATATGAAGTACGTAATACTAGATAGAGACGAAATACTTGCAGAGGCTGCAGACCTACCTAATAGAAACACAATTGCTGGGTCTAATGATACAGGCTTAGTAGGGTATGACAACATCCCAGCTAAGTACAACTCTAAGATAGCTTATACCAGAGAGCAAGTAGAGACAATGATGAGAGACGACTTCAGTGTATACTACGTCTCAGGCTTCTAAATCTCTGTAGAAAGACTGCACTAACAATCTCGCCTTCTGTGTGAGCGCATACCTTACTCTGTAATTCATCTTAGTCTCTTCACGGAAGAGGTGATCCTCCATTGTCTGAGACGGAGTTAGCTTTTCGAAGTGTTTATATACGTACCCTTCATTAGCTAAAGGGAATACCAGCCTTTCACCTATATGGTTCTTAGAGTAGTCGTAGTCTTTGCTAGCGTAGTCTAGTGTCCAGAACTCTAGGTCATACGCCCATAGCATAAACATAAGCTCCTTCTCGAAGATGTCGTTCTTTCTGCAGAAGCTACGTATCTTTGTTCTAAGATTTTTTAAGTAGTTTCTTTTTACGTATCTTTGAGGTAGTTTCGAGAAGTCTCGAAAGAGTTTCTTCTTTTTAACTTTACTTTTAGGCATAGACAAATATATGGATAAGACAGAGTTTTTCCTAGAGCTACAGCAGCTTTATCAGCAGATTGAAGACCTCGTAGAAAAGCATGGGGTAGAAGAACAGTTTGCTTGTATCATGGTAGGTGGCCTAATGAGAGACCGAGACGAGTTTAGCAAAGAGTTTAAAGGACTGTACCACTACTCAATAGACGATGCGGTAGAACTAGAACAAATAATTGATTTTATATATAACACATTTAACAGAGACAACGATATCGATAAAGGGCTAGACGACCTTCTCGACGGAACTGGTATCTCACTTAATTAAAATGGAAGGCATAATACGAAAGATTATCATTGGGAAAGATCCCAAGGATGCCATGGCATATTACATAGGCATGAGAGCAGGAGACAATAAAGTCTCTACTATAGTGCTAGATGATAGACATCTACACAAGTATGGTAAGAAAAGATTCCTAGTATATCTACAAGGTAGTGACAACGCACAGGTTTTATGGAAAGCTGTCGACGAAATGCCGTGTATTGTAGAATACGATTGTAACTTCTAAGCCATGAAAGCTTTACATGTATTCGTTGTTGAACTGGAAAAGCAGATCAACGACACGATAGAGACTGACTCAGGTCTTAATCTATATATAGACACTAGATTCGAAAATGGTCAGTTCCCTAACAGGGTAACATCAGGGCCTGTGGTATCCCCACCTTATAGATATAATACTGGGGTAGAGGTTGGTGACGAGCTATACTTCCACCACCTAGTTGTACTAAACGAAGGACAGAAGCTTACAGGTAACGACAAGCACTTCGTTGTAAGCTACGATCCAGACGTAGCGTTAAGCAACCAAGCTATCGCCTACAAAAGCAAGAAGGATGGTAAGATCAGATGCCTAGCTGGATGGTGCCTTCTAGAAGCTATAGAAGAAGAGGAAGAAGAGAAGGGTATTATCGAAGTTGTTTCTCTTGAGGAAAAATTACCAACCACAGCGAAAGTAGCTTACCTTTGTGAAGAAGCTAAGGAGATGGGAGTGAAGCAGGGAGATATCGTAGGCTTCAAACAGAACAGAGACTACAGAATAAAAATAGACGGTAAGGAGTACTTCAGAACTCGTGCAGTCGACCTAATGTATATAATTGAATAAAATATGTGGAACAAAGAAGAACTATGGGAGCAGCTCGCAGATAACGAGTGCTTACTAGCTGACGGCTTCAACGAAGCTGTTATCGGAATTACATTTGGTGTAAACGCTACAGCTGTATACAGTGTAAGTAAAGTCCTTGATATCCTTGTAGAAGAGGGTATGAGTATAGAGGATGCTATTGAGCACTTCGAATACAACATTGGTGGCAGCTACATAGGAGAAAAGACACCTATATGGGTTTACGATTTAGATGAGCAAGAGTAAGTTTACAACTATCTCAGCTTCTGAAAGACTTATGAGAAGTATGGAGGTAGCTATCAACAACATGATAGAAGAAGTGAAGAAGCCTGTTGATCCAGAAATCAACGGTAGTGCTAGAAAAGCAGAGCTTCAATCTATCAAGCAGACAGCTACAGACTGTAAAGAGCTTATCATAGAGAGACAGAGATTAGAGCAAATGGTAAAAGACCTCAAGAACAACGGTGAGATAAATCAAGGCGGTGACTACAGCGGTGGTTTTGCCGAAAGGTTTTCTAAATAAATACTAAAATGAAAAAGCAAATTAAATTCAACGTCGAAGCCAAGGCTTCGCTTAGAGCTGGAGTTGATGCTCTAGCTAATGCAGTTAAAGTAACACTTGGACCTAAGGGACGTAACGTAGTGATACAGAAGAGTTTCGGTGCACCTCATGTAACTAAAGATGGGGTTAGTGTTGCTAGAGAAGTTTTCCTACCAGACCCTGTAGAGAACATGGGCGCTCAAATGGTAAAGGAGGTAGCGTCACGAACATCCGACGTAGCTGGAGACGGTACTACTACAGCAACCGTTATAGCACAATCTCTAATCGAACTGGGCATGAAGAAAGTCCTTGAGGGCTCTTCTCCTATCGATATTAAAAGAGGTATGGATATAACGCTTCAGTCAGCTATAAAATCTATAGAGAAGAACAGCACTCCAGTAGGTTCTAATAGTGATGAAATTGCACAAGTTGCAACGATCTCTGCTAACAACGATAAAGAGATTGGCGACTTAATAGCAGAAGCTATGTCTAAGGTTGGTAAAGAAGGTGTTATTACTGTAGAAGAAGCCAAGGGTATGAGCACAACTATAGATGTTGTAGAGGGCATGAAGATCGATAGAGGGTACCTAAGTCCTTACTTCGCTACTAACCCAGAAAAGATGGAGGCTGAACTTATCAACCCATTTATTATGCTGGTAGACCAAACAGTAAGCAAAATGTCTGACATAATTCGAGCTCTTGAGTTAACAGCTAAAGCAAACAGACCGCTTCTTCTAATTGCAGAAAACGTAGAAGGTGAGGCTCTTAGTTCTTTAGTAGTAAACAGAGTGAGAGGAAATATTCAGGTTGCTGCGATCAAAGCACCTTCCTTTGGTGACAATAAAACTAGCATCCTAGAAGATATTGGAATCCTTACCAATGGGATTGTTATATCTGAAAAAATGGGTGTTGATTACAGCTCAGTAAGTCTAAGTCAATTAGGTGAAGCTGATAAGGTGATTATTACAAAAGACAGCACAACTATCGTAAACGGTAAAGGTGATTCTGAAGCTATTGAAACAAGAGCTAACGAGTTACGCCAACAGAAAGAAACAGATAGGCTTGCTAGATTCGCTGGTGGGGTAGCTGTACTAAAGATTGGTGCTGCTACAGAAGTAGAGATGAAGGAAAAGAAAGATAGAGTAGACGACGCTCTAGCTGCAACAAAAGCTGCTGTTGAAGAAGGTGTTCTTGCAGGTGGTGGCGTGGCATGTATGCAGGCTGTATATGATGCTGTTGACGAAAGTACGCTACCAGACGGAGAAAAAAATGGGATGTTTATCTTAGCTGAAGCAGCGAAAGCTCCGCTTATGCAGATAGCAAAGAACGCTGGGTATGATCCTAAAGAAGTTCACTTAAAAACTTTAGCTGAACCTCGTGGACATGGATTCAATGCTAAGACTGGTGAGTACGGAGACATGCTGAAGATGGGTGTTGTAGACCCAGCTAAGGTAACTCGTGTGGCGCTAGAGAATGCTGTATCTATCGCAGGTATGGTTCTACTAACGGAATGCACTATGTCAATTATGCAGGAATAAGATATGTCGGCCCTACTTGAACTTAAAGATTATGAAGAACCTGCTGTTAAGATTTGTCCCAGTGGTACGGAGGGTGAAGTTATCGAACTCGGTGGGCTACTCATTTGTCTTCCGAAAAGGCCGCCTAAGAAACAAATTCAAGGACATAGCAAATCAAAGCTTCTGCAAATGTGGGAGAGGATATCTATGCCGAAGGAACTGTCTCGTGTTCGTTCTATGGATGAGTGGGCTGAAATGCCAAGGGAGTTCAGAGAGAAGTTTCGTCCATATATCGAAGAAGAGTTTAGGCGTAGGCGTGAGGGCTTTTGGTTTTATAACAACGGTACACCTACATATATTACGGGGAGGCACTACATGATGCTTCAGTGGACCAAGCTAGACATCGGATATCCTAACTTCTTAAACTTTCAACGTGAGATCTTTTTACATATGGCTGCGTGCGAAGCTGATCCACGTTGTATTGGTCAGCTTTACACTAAGTGCCGTCGTTCTGGTTATACTAATATCTGCTCTTCTGTACTTGTTGATGAAGCGACGCAAGTCAAAGATAAGCTTCTTGGCATACAGTCGAAAACTGGTAAGGATGCTCAGGAGAATATCTTCATGAAAAAGGTGGTGTATATGTTCCGTAACTACCCATTCTTTTTCAAACCTATTCAGGATGGTACGACTAACCCACGTATGGAGTTAGCGTTCCGTGAACCATCGAAGCGCATAACTAAAAACAATAAAACATCTCAGATAGGTGAAGCACTCAATACCGTAATCAATTGGAAGAACACAACCAATAACGCATACGATGGTGAAAAACTCCATATCATGTACCTCGATGAGGCAGGTAAGTGGGAGAAGCCTACAGATATAAGAGATGCTTGGAGGATACAGAGAACCTGCTTGATTGTAGGTAGAAAGATTATTGGTAAAGCGCTGGTAGGCAGTACCGTAAACCCTATGGATAAGGGAGGTAAGGAGTACAAAGATCTTTGGGAAGACTCTAATCCAGACGAAAGAAATTCTAACGGAAGAACTAGATCTGGTTTGTACAGGCTGTTTATTCCTGCGTATGATTCGCTTGAGGGTTTTTTCGATAAGTATGGACATCCTGTTGCAGAAGATCCTACTTCAGTCATAGAAGGGCTAGATGGTGAAGACATTATATTCGGATCAAAGACTTTCCTGAAGAATGAAAGAGACAGCCTCAAAGACGATCCATCAGAGCTTAACGAGGTTACTCGACAGTTTCCTTTCACAGAGGATGAAGCATTCAGAGATAGTATTGATGGTAGCCTATTTAACATCGGTCAGATATACGAACAGATACAACATAATGATGAACTATTTCCAAACCCTGTAGTAGTAGGAAACTTTGTTTGGAAGAATGGTGTGGCTGATACCGAGGTAGTATTTAAACCAGATCCGCAAGGCAGGTTTAGAGTAGCTTGGATGCCACCACAAGAATTAAGAAACATAAAGAAGTATGAGCGAGGAAAGCTTGTACCACCGAATGCAGAGCTAGGAGTGGGAGGCGTCGACTCCTACGACCTTGACGCCACCGTCGACGGACGAGGGTCAAAGGGAGCGTTACACCTTTACAACAAATTTCATATGGAGCATCCAGCAAATATGTTTGTATTGGAGTATGCGTCTCGTCCACCTCTAGCTAAAATCTTCTACGAAGATGTATTGATGGCTTCTGTATTTTACGGTTACCCAATATTAATCGAGAACAATAAGTACGGTATCGCAAGACACTTTGAATCAAGGGGTTACGACGGTTACTTACTTGGTAGGCCTGCGCACTTATCTTCACCTAACTCTAAGGTTAACGTAAAGACAAAAGGTATACCTTCTAACTCTAACGATGTAATACAAGCTCATGCTCACGCCATAGAAGCATACATACACAATCACGTAGGATTCAACAGAGAAACTGGTGAGATGGGTAGAATGTATTTTAACAGAACTTTAGAAGACTGGATTGGATTTAACATCACAAACAGAACAAAGTTTGACTTGACTATCAGTGCAGGTTTGGCCCTACTTGGTGCGCAAAAAGTCAAGCAAAAGAAAAAGCCAAGCAACTTCAATGAGAAGAAGTTCTTTAGGAGATATAAGCCAATCTCTTGAAAACAGCAGATTTAGTATATTTGCAAAAATAGAATCCCTTGATGTATAATAGTAATAAGAAAAAGTCAGGCTTCCCTGATGCGCTTGCACCACAGCAAGCCAAGTCTCAAGAAGCTTACGGACTGCAATATGCAAAAGCCATTGAGTCACAGTGGGGTACAAGACATAATGCTAGTTCTATGATTAGTAAGCGTAATAAGATATTCGATAGGAATAGAGATTACGCTAACGGAACTCAAGATACAAACATCTATAAGCAGATCTTAACGAACCTTGATGCGAACAACGCAGACGGTAGTTTAGTTAATTTGGATTTCACTCCAGTACCTATCCTTCCTAAGTTTGCTCGAGTCGTTACAAACAAGATCTTGTCTCGCAACCCATATCCAAACCTTGAGGCTATCGATCCTCTTTCATCTTCTGAAAAGAACAAAGAGAAGCAGCGAATTAAAACTCAAGTTGCTGTAAAAGAAGATCTTATGGATCTAAAGCAGGAGACTGGAGGCCTTGTACTAGATGAAGATCCAGACAAGTTGCCCGATACATTAGAGGAAGCGGATATCTTTTTAGACACCAACATTAAAACTGACGCTGAGATTGCAGCTCAGATTGGTACAAACTTAACTCTATCTTGGAACAACTTTACTGATAGCATCTACAGAAGAAACGTAAAGGACTTAGTAGATATTGGTATATGTGTTACTAGAAGAACAAACGATCCTAGCTACGGAATCAAGACAGACTACGTTGATCCAGCTACATTCGTTCATAGCTACACAGAAGATCCAAGCTTTGGGGATTTGGTATATGCAGGTCATATTAAAAATATGACTATTCTTGAACTTAAGCGTATTGCAGGAGATAAGTTTACAGAAGAGGAGTACAAGAGTATTGCAATAGAAGCAGCAAGAAGTAAGTCTCAGGATACGTCTAATTTTTATAGAACTCATCACGACTCTGTAAACAATAGAAGTTCATATGGTTATGATGAGTATAGAATTGAAGTACTAGACTTCGAGTTTATCTCTGTTGACTGTATGCACTTTGAAGAAAAAGAAAATAGATACGGTAATGTAAACTTCTTTTATGAGGGGTTTAATTACAAGGAGAAGACTGGAGGCGTGTTCGAAAGAAAGCCTCACCGCATGGATATTGAAACTGTGTACGGAGGCATGTATGTGCTAGGTGCTAAGAAGCTGTTTAACTACGGCCTTAAGACTAATGTGCCTAGAAATATGCACGACATAGGTAGAACTAGATTAGGGTATTCTGTAGTCGCAACGAACTTCAGAAACATGATGCCTAAGTCTATGGTAGATAGCTGTATAGGTTTTGCAGATATGCTGCAGATCACACACCTGAAGCTTCAGCAAGCAATCGCTAAAGCAAAGCCTGATGGACTTATCATTGACATTGAAGGACTAGAGAATGTCCAGCTCGGTAAGGGTGGTGAGTTACAACCGTTAGAGTTACACGACATCTACGAGCAGACAGGTGTATTCTACTACAGAAGTAAGAACCCAGAAGGAGGTTTCCAAAACCCACCTGTACGTGAAATAGGAAACAGCATCCGTAATATCAATGAGCTTATTGGTATCTACAATCACTACCTGAGACTTATCAGAGATACTACAGGAATTAACGAAGCGATGGATGCATCTACTCCTAAGGGTGATGCACTTGTTGGTGTTAGAGAACAGGCTATTGCTGCAGGTAACAATGCTATATATGATATTACAAATGCATCTATGATTCTGTTCAAGAAGGTTTGCTCTGACATCGTTAAGTGTTTGCAGATTATACCACCTAACTCAGTACTAATGAAGATCTACCAAAACGCTATTGGTGAATCTAATATGAATGTTCTAAGTTCTTTCAGTGACCTACCAATGTTTAACTTCGGTGTCACTGTACAGAAGGAGATGGAAGATAAAGAGAAGGCGTATCTGGAGCAGAATATTCAAATAGCCTTGCAACAGAAAGAGCTAGATATTGAAGATGCTATTGCCATCAGAAACCTTAAGGATATAAATCAAGCTGAAAGACTTCTTGTGGTAAGACGTAAGAAGAGAATAAAGAGAATGCAGGATCAAGCTATGCAAAACTCTCAAGTTCAATCGCAGCAAGCTCAACAAGCTTCTCAGGCGGCCTCTCAAGCTAGACAGCAAGAGATGCAAATGGAGGCTCAGATAGAAGCTCAAAAGCTACAGATGAAAGCTCAGCTAGATATTCAGGTTGCTCAGGCTCGTCATCAGTTACAAAAGGAGATTGAAATGATCAGAGCGCAGGCTACATTAGGATTTAAGACTGATGATCAAGAGTTCAAAGAAAAGATTGAGGTGCTAAAAGAGGATAGAAAAGACAATAGAGTTAAAAAGCAAGCTAAAGAACAAAGCAAGCTAATATCTCAAAGACAGGGAAAAAGAGGTGAGTTAGAGAATGAGTCTAACGAAACCGCTGAAAAAATAATCGAAGATATATTAGAACAATAATGGCTAGAGTAAACTTAGACATATCAAAGAATCTTGACATCACATGCAGACGAGGTGATTCTTTTAGCTTAACATTAACATTGAAGGATTCAAGCGGTAGCGCTATTAATCTTCACGGTGGTAATGAAGCTACATTCTTTATGCTGGTAACAAAAGCTAACCCAGCTGTAGTTGCACTAGCTACTGATGGGCTCGAAGAGTCTGCAGATAGACTGGCTGAGATATCAGTTTCTATAACTGACACATCAGATACTACATCAAGTGATGCTACTGGTATCGTAAAGTTTGAAGCTTCTGCTGCAGATATGAAAGCTGTAGATAGCGGTAGATACAAGTATGATATTCAGTACGTTGATACAAACGCTGCTAACAATGTAGACTCTGCTAACAAAGCAACAACTATACTTACTGGAAGCTTTGTAATTAATAGCGACGCTAGTAACGTTTAATCATGGATGTAACACTTTCTATATCTTCAGGATCTATCGGTGTGTCTGAAGCAACCGTAGTAAACGCAACCGCATCTTTACCTTCAGCTATAACAGCAACACCTAGTAGATCGACAATAAAAGTAGAGGTGACTCACTCTGTAAACTCTTTAAGATGATTCGTAAATTACTTATTACCAACCTTTTATCTTTATTTACATTAACCTCAGCTTTAGGTCAAGGTAGCTGGCTAGATGTAGCTGTACAGGCTGATCAATATCCAAATGAAACTTCTTGGGTCATTATGCAAGACGATAGTGTTCTTGTAACAAGCCCACAGTATCAGCCTAATCAATATCTAACTACACCAGTCTTCTTACCAGCAGGTGATTACACTTTCATCATTAGTGATGTTTTTGGTGACGGTATATGTTGTGAGTTCGGTGAGGGTAACTACGAGCTGAAGAACTTCTGCGGATTGTACGAAGCAAACTTTGAGTTTAACACAGCTGCAGATACAGTTGACTTTACTCTTGAGCCTTGCGAAGTCCCTGTGTTCGGATGTACGAATGATTTAGCTAACAACTTCAATCCATGGGCTAACATAGATAACGGAAGTTGTAATGTTGTATCGTGTAATGAGGATCAGGCTCTAGTAACTATGGAGCTTACTCTTGATACATGGCCTAACGAAACTGGATTCACGCTAGTAAACCTATCAACTGGACAGCCTTATCACGAGGTGCTTGTTAACGAGTACAACTTCGGCGATCAGATGCTGACATACACTTATGATTTTTGTGTGGAGCTAGGCTTTGAGTTAATCCTATACGACTTATTCGGTGATGGACTAAATGGTTCTGCGTCAGGCGGTCAGGATGGAGCATGTGTAATTACTTCATGCGATAGCATTCTATGGGAGCTTGAGGACTTAGCGTTTGAGGAATGGGATGGTATCGTTATGTACTCTGGTCCTATCTTCACTGAACCATGTGAGCCAGAT